ACGTCTGGTTTCTCTACTACTCCTTCAATTTCGAACTTGGCTTGTATAACGTACTTTATGGTAAACGTTTGGGATGATCCCGTGAGCGTACACCTCTGATTATTATGGTTAAGGGTGAGCGTTGATGTCGTGACAGGAGAATTCTGGTTCTCGAATCACGACGTTATATCTTAACATTCACTCTATATTACCGTTGTGAATTTAAACTAAGTGTTTTGTAATATACTTTTCGGAGTTGCTAGGGTTTTCTGGCGGGCGCCTATTGTTTGAGAGGTTGCTGGTCGGCGGGTCGGAATTGGGGGTTTTTGCCAGAAGAGGTAGGCTTTGACTTGCAGCATGATGCCGACGACCTTGACGAGTTTCGCCATTTTTGGGAGGTCCGCACTGTTGATTCCTTTGATGTAGTCTGCTTTTGTGCCGTAGGCTCTATGGCGGCTGACTGATATTTCTTTGCTGAGGCGAGGGTGATGATTCTTGATGAAAGTTTCTTTGAGCGTCGCCAAGGCTTGAGGGTCCGACTTCTCCAATTTGGCGAGGACGTATGATTGGCTGCCTAGCAACTTCGTGTTAAAGGTGAGCTGTTCGAGGACGTCTGCGATCTTCAACGCTTCCTTGCCAGGCACTTGGTAAATGACGACTTTCATGCCGGCCTTCTCTGCAAACGGGTTGTACTTGGCCATCACCGCGACCATTTCCACGCAGGGCGTGCCCGCTCGAGCGAGCGTGTCCCGAACTAGCTTGGCGCCTAGGCCGACGCTGCGGTACTTCGGATGCACCACAACGCGGCTGATCGTGGTCAGTTCTTTATTCATTTCTTTGGGCAGCATCCTTGGCAAAACAAGCCTCCTGCCGAGACAGGTGATTGGCGGATAAGCGTAAACGATCACGCCGCAGAGTTCGCCGCCGCGCCTGAGACTGAAGATCTGCCTAGTAGCCGCAATGTTGTGACTACGATAGTGCAAGTCGCAGAGGTGGCGCCAGTCGTCCCTCGTGCCAGGCTCAACGCGCATTTCCTTGACAAGGCTGCATTCTCTTGCGGGCTCGTTTGGGAAATAGTCGATAGAGATTTCTTTGCCGAACCGTTTGTGAATGTGTACGCTTGGTCTCAAGTCGTCAAGCAGGTCCGTGTGAGTTGTTGCGACAATCACGGCTTTTCCAAGGGCCCTAGCGAACTTCTGCACGTTGAAAGCCACAATCTTCGCCGTGTCACGATCCAGCGTCGCGCAGAACTCGTCAGCAACCCACCATTGCTTGCCGCTTTCAATCATCTTTGCTATGCGGTACCGGTACTTCTGGCCATCTGAAAGCTGCTCGTAAGTGCGAAGGAAAAGGAAAGCATCATTGAGGCCCACCCGGCTAAGCAGCTCCAAACCTTCATCAACGGTCTTGCAGACCGTCTCGATCAACGGCTTACCACGAGCAACCTTGACCTCGTCCATGTCGACAGCCTCGGAGCCAAGGTCGCTCCGCAATGCTCGCAGCAATACGCTCTTGCCACTGCCGCTGTCGCCGGTGACCAGGACGACGTCGTCGGGCTTGACGTGCAACTCAACATTATCGCAGATAACGAAGCGCCTTTGCTGATCCAGACCGAGCCCAAAAGCCTCAGCCACTGCCACACTCCTAGCCGTCAGCTTCGCAGCAGTCTCATAGGCAATGTTGAACGTAAACCGATTCTGATTCCTATCGTAAACTCTGCGAAACTGGCGAATCTCAAAATATTCACGGCGCCTTCTCAAGATTCGACAAGGCCCCAAACATACTCGCACCAACCAAGCTTAAAACAGCACCCCACAAACGACACGGATAGATAACGGAGAGAGATAGGTTAAACTGAAGGCTCAGCCAAACCGCATAGCCTCCAAATCCACCGGCTTCATATCAACAGTCGCGTACACGGCTAACGCTACACTCCAGAAAACGTCGTCATGCGTGCCCGAAGGGTGACTCAACATTACGGCGCCATCCTTCCTCAGCTCGTACTTTTCAAGATTCAGTTCCGTGCAGACGTCGTTTCGATAGGGCTTCTCCCAGGTAAGTAGAGGATAGAAGAACCGGTCGTCACCCATGCGCTGCTTGAGTAGATTGGCCATTTCGCTCTTGCGGGGAAGACTGAAGTTGACGCCTTCCGCGTTCTTTATCCCAGCCGTTTCCATGTCGCTTATGATGCTCGGGCCTTCCTTCGTGAAGTCCACGCGGATCTTCTGGAAGCCGCCCCAACGGTCCTGCAACGTCTTCACATAGCCAAGAACGTGCGCGTACTTAGTTGGCTGACTGAAAATCTTGAGGTGACGAAGGAAAAGCCTGTCGTTCAGGCGTTCGATGATGCTGAAGACGCAGTAGTCCCGCACCTGGGCAAGATCCAGCCCCGCGAAAAGGTCTCCCTTGTAGCCGACGTCAGGGTTCCACGGCTGCAGGTCCTCACCGCAGTTCTTTTCCGTGCCCACGCATGAAACGATCAGGCTTTGGCTCAGCCAAACATTTTCATCTTCCGCCCACTCAGCCTCCATCTCGCGGCGCCACCGGGCGGGATCCTCTGCGAATTGCTTCTTGATCTTCTGGAGAATTCCCTTCTTCAGCGGTCCGTTAGGCTCTTGGGCTCGCTCCCAGGTAACGTGGTGCCTCCCGAAATCGTCAAAGTCCTTGTGGTTACACATCTTCCAAAACAGCGAATCACTGTTCCAGGGTGTGCTTGTCGCCACGAGTTTCCCGTCAGTCGTGCCCAACGTAAACAGAATTGCGTCGTATAGGTCGGTGTCGCACGGAGTAAAGTTTGCTTCGTCCCACCAGATCACGTTTAGCGTCGGACCTCTTATCGTGTCAGGGTTATTCGGGAAAGCCTCGATGACGCTGCCATTCGTGAACCTGAGTACTGTTCGGCCCGGCTTAAGGTACTTGTCAGGTCCGATTTTGCGGAGAAAATAGCTTATCCTGCGTATGTTCAGCTTCGTCTGGCGCCAGCTAGGGCCTACTGCAGCGATGTAACTGTCAGGATGCGTCAACGCGTACCTAAGGAGTAGAGCGCTGACGATCCAGCTTTTCCCGCTTTGCCTGCACCATCGGGCAGCAAGAAACTGCTTATCATCAAAAAGGTTGATGAATTCTTTCTGGTATTCGGTGGGTTCAAACCCTAAAACTCGCTTGAAAAACGCGAAAGGGTTCTTCCGGCTATCTTCAACTTGCTTGCTCTGTGTGTTCCTCAAAATGATGGTCTGAGACTTGAGGCGCTCCCGCTCATTTGTGAGCCTGCTTAGATTCATCGTCCTTTGCTTTTTTGACAAGTTCTTCATACCCGCATCTCAGCTCCACGAGTTCAGCCTCAATTTCTCGGTAGTGAACGTAGTCAGCGAAAAGGTCCTTGTAAATCTTCACGCCCTGAATGATGCTGCGAAGCCGTAGCACTTCAGACTGCTCAAGCCCAGGCCTCTTCAACTCTTCCAAAGCAGCATTAAACGTTTTGAGGGCCTCTTCAACAGTTGGAAGATCCTTAGGCTGAGTAGTAGTTGTTCGCTCTGATTTCGGCTGAACAACAACTTCTAACCCTAGCCGCGCTATCTTCATGCGAATACAATCACGCGTTTTTCCAAGAGACTTCGCGATAACCCTGACAGACTTATTTTTTTGTAACATCCCCTGGAGCTGCTTTTCCTCTTCTTTCGTCCAAGGCTTGCCTTTCACGTTTTATTCCCCATCAAGAACGCCGTAGTCAAACTACCAGTCAAGCCCGAAATGACAGTAACCAGTTCAGTACTTAACTTGCCAGTTACGACGATGTAAACGCCCTCAAGCGCCACGACAGATATAAGACAGATGATAAGTGCAGTCATAGACCAGACGAAACGTTCACTAGGAGGAACCACAGCGGGTCCGTGCTCACGTTTCTTATGCCGCGTCGACGTCCTCGCGCTCCGCAGGTCAGGGCTCTCTTCAAAGCGCGAGAAGAACGCACGGATAAAATTGCGGATTCTGTTAACGACCATGAACCCTCAAACGCTCCTGGCGAATGCACAATGTCTCGTGGCTGCCTCTCGATCTCCTAGCCCGAGCTCGACCTTCGACCAAGAAACTGCGCAGAAGACCCTCTGTCTCTTCGCTACTTACCTGGTTCTTGAGAATCACCTGAACCAAGCAAGCCCACGGCACAGGCACAGCAATGTAGTCCACATCATAGTACCCGTCCATGTAGCAGAAACTGTTCTGTGCAAGGACGATGTGCTTCTGGCTCTGGCCAAGAACTCCGATGAAGATGCCCCAACTTACCGCAGGGACGTCGATGCCGCCCTCTCCGGCGCCTCGCATAGTCTTCCCTATGCTGGCGTCGCTCCATTCTACCTTTACTAGGTCGCCTGGACTGATACTTTTAAGTTCAGTTAGCAACTTCTTTTTCATGTTCTACGCTCCAAAAGGTTTGTAGACCCAACTAGAAGAAAGCTCCAGAAAACCTTAAGGACACAGAAATGAAAGAATGTATTGAGGAAAGAAGATGAAGGCAAGAGAATTCGTGGTCTGCATCTATGTGATAGCGTTCTTTCTGTCGGTCGGAGGAATAGGCTCAGTATATTTCGATCTGTCCCTTTGGAAATACATTGCGGTCTGGCAGCAAGCCCTATTCGCTTTCTATCTACTCGTAGGATTCTGCGGAACCTTGGTAGCATACTGGGTTTATGAAGATGGAGAAGACATTGAAGAGTTAGAAAAGGCGCAATACGAACTTCGGAGTGATCTTCGGAAGCAAACTCGAGAGCTTGAGGAATTAAGGAAAGCAACTTAGGTTCGCCTCTCCAGCAATTTCTGCGCTTCCTGCACCAATCTGAAGATGTAGTCCACCATCTGAGGTTCATTGCTCAGTGTTAAGATTGCGTCCCATTGAGTTCCTCTGACCACGTGTGTTGCCTGAACGATTCGGAAGTAATAGTCTAAAGCGTCATTTGCTACGACAACACGCGTCAGAACTCCTGGGTCCATCCAATAATCTCCGTCGACCGTGACGTCTGAAAGCACAGTGACCGGGTCTTTGAGGACAGCCTTAATACTTTCTGCTCGGGCTAGACATTCAACGTCAGTTTTCAAGGCATCGTCATACGCTGGCTTCGCACAACGGATTCCGTAGGCTGCGATGCTGGCCGTGTCTGTCGTTTCGCCTGAAAAGAAGGTATCCATGAATTTTAAGTCGTCAAACAAGGCGTAGTTGGTTATCCCTAGAATGAAGAAGAAGTTGATGCCTTGAATGTTAGCCCAGTCAGGTGAGCCTCCTTTAGTCCACATGCCTCTGGATTCATAGACTGTTTCATAGTCAGGGCCCAGGTTCAGCTCTATCGGGGTCCAGAGCAAGACGCCTGGGTCTGCGCTGTAATCCCGATCCCGCCACAACGGGTAATCAAAATAATTCGAAGCGTCAGGAGCATAGAGCCTTACATGCATGCCTCCCCCCGTGACGGCGTGTAGTTTCAGTAGGAAGTAGAGCCTGCTGAAATTGGTTTTGAAGGTTTTGGGGTCTGCATTCAACTGTGCGAATGTGCGATAAAACTGCATGAAGGATGAACCGCTGGCAGTGCCCTTCAAGCTGCATGTGCCTATTATTCGGTCAGTGTCCGTGTCGAGGCTGCCATCAAGAACGGTCCATCCTGTAGTAGCCTCAGACCAGGATTCATCTGGAGGATAGGGTTTTCCGCGTTTGCCATATTGCTTTATGGAGTTTCTCACTCTGTGCAGGTCGTAACTCTTTTGGTAAGTGCGCGGCGTCAGAGTGTTGTAGGTCCACTTGAAGTCCAGACTGTCTCTCAAGTGTCCAATCAGGCAGCCTGCTGGAGTCTCGTAGACATCGAATCCCTGCACTGCACCGGGGTTCTTGGCTTTCTCCAAAATCTCCCGTATCACGGTCATGGGCACTTCTTCATCATAAACTACGTCGTGGGTGCTGTCTATGCGATCGTCAGTGCTTCCTGAAGAGCCAGTATTGTCAAACCAGAAGTTAGCACTTGGGTGCTTCGCCAGGTATGTGCACAGAGCTAGGGCAGTTTCAATGATGGTTCTTCCATTCACGGCTGAGTAACTGGCTTTAAGAAGAGCTGGTGGGATGTCAAGTTCATACGCATGCCCGTGACAGTCCAGGTCAATGTAGAAAGCGCCATACTCGTCTCCTCTATTGACGGGGTCCTCTATTCTGCCTCCAAACGCCTTATAATATGGGTTCTCCAGGTCTGCTTCGGTTCTTGCGATCCAGATGATGATGACGTCATGGTCTTTGATAAGTCCATTGTATGCTCCTGCAAAGTTTGGGATTGAAAGTGTAGCCCCGGCGATTCCGTTGTTCAGAAGAGGCCTAGTAACCGTGAGTTCCTCAACGAGATCGTCTAAGACAGGAACAAGCAGGACATACTTCGTTATTGCCACATATTCAAAAGTGGCATACTTGCCTTCTGAGTTCTCAACCACAATTCCAATCAGATTTACAGTGGTGTTTAAGAGGTCCAAAATGCTGATCTGAAACAGTCCAGCGGTTGACTGGGTAGGTCCGTAGAAGAGGGTTAAGTCACTTTTCCTTCTCACATAAACTCGCCAGGTTGCCCCGGCTGAAAGCTCTGTGACTCGCACTATGAAATATGGATGCACAGTGGGTTCAAACTCTAAACTCCGTCGAAACCGAGCAATTGATTCGCCAGCAGCAACGGTTAGTTTCACAGTATCGCCACTATATTCTGCAACTCCATATACAAGCGTCCACCCTTTCTGGAAGTGGTCATCAAAGAAAGCGGGTTCACGGAAGATTTCAACGCGCACTTTGGCAGGAGCTAAGCTCAAATGAGTCCCCTTCTGCGCAAGGCATCAATAACTGCATCGCCCGTTTCTCTCGGAGTCCGTGACTCATAGATGTGGATTCCGCCAACGTGAATTGTTTGTGTGGATGCAAGTCTATTCCCCAGTGGAATCACGGCTTCAGGACCCCGTTCGCCAATCAACGCAATTGTTGGCGTCTCTACTATGGCACCTTCCGCGAAGTGAGGAATATTCCCCTGCGCAGCCAGAATACCGACTGCGACGGCAGCCGTAGCCGCAATAATAATCGGAACAGCAACGCCGAGGCTTGCCACAGACTCCGCAATCGCCGAAGCTACAGCCATCGCGTTCTCAGCGATAACGCTCGCCCAAAGCGCAGCCTGGCGGATTCCTTCAGCAACGGCGTGCGCGACCGCGCTCGCAGCAGCAGCAGCATCGATGACGATCGTTGATTCTTTGATTGCGTTAAAGATTCCGTGAGCAGTTGAAGAGACAACGATAGCAGCAGCCCTAACGCCTTCCGCGACTGCGTGAGCTTCTGCACTAGCCGCTTCAGAAATGTCACCTGCTATGCTTGCTGCTTGAGCCGCGATCTTCTCGCCATAGCGCGTGTAGAGTAGGTAGATCTGGCCGCCGAGCTGAAGAAAATTTATGCCAAGCATAACCGCGCCCCTTCCGACGTCCATCTGTCCCTTGCTCATGCGGTCCATGATGTCGCCGAGCTGCACACTGTTCGCGATGACTCCTGCAGTCGTGAACATCAACGTCTTATAGTTTACGTTAATATGGTCAGTTGACTCTGAAACCTGCCTGCCCATGCCTTCGGCTGAAGCGCCCATGCTCGCAAACCCGGCGTTAACGTCTTCAATGCCTTCAAGATTCGCGTAAAGAGTTACTTCGGCCGTTTCAGTTGCCACTCCCTAATCTTACGAGCCTTCTCGCCCAAGTCCCCATTCCCTTGACCCACTAGTTTACCTACGAGGAGGTAATCTACCTCAAACAACCACGCTTCAGAGCCTTCCAGTCCCAGGATCTCGCTAGGACGCTTTCCGAGCAGTATCGCCAGCTGCGCCGCTTGACTTAGTACTGGATCGCTTAAGCCCGCGAAAGAACCCCGCATCTTCCAGCGTCTTCTTCGTCAACTCCTGAAGTGCAGAGTAAAGCTTCCAGGCGTGTTCACGGCGCGGTTTCGGCTCCACACAAGCCGTCAAGATCTTGTCAAGTGCCTTCTCGATCTGCATACTATCCTTCTCTGCCTCTTCACAGTCAATTGGAGTTTTCTGCAATAATTGTCCGACCAGCTGGTTGAAGGGCGATGCGTGTGGAGGAATCGGGATCAAACTGTATTTTACGCCGTCAATTTCTTTTTCCATCAACATCCCTCTTAGTAGGCTGCTATCGCGTTTTCGAGGTAGGCTTTGGCTTCAGCGTTGAATCCGCCAGTCGTGTCGTAGAACGCTTTGAATGGAGCGTCAACCACAAGAAGTTCATTTTGCGGTTTCACACCCGGCGAGACGTCACTGAGGTAGATGCACTTTCTGAGCTCAAACTCCAAGTAATAGCGGTAGGTAGAAGCGATTATGGGCCCTAGAGCCTTGACGTCCAAAGTGAATTCTGTTCCTGCGATGAAACGGTCATATTCCGTGGTGTCATCAAAGTAGGCGCTTAGTTTTCCCGTCACTTCACGTTGTCCAACACGTTTGGTCGCGAAGGTTCTTCCGCTCAAGTCGCCTCGGTCAAAGGGAATGTTATTTTTGATGGTCAACTCCAAGTCGTAGACGAGAGTTCGCTTGTTCACTGTGGCTATGGTTAAGACGCTTGCAGCATTCTGCATGTTCAAGGCTTGAAGACTGCTTATTGTTGGAGTTCCGATGGCTCCCTTGGTTTCCACGAAGCCACTTAGGACTTCAGCGCTGGCTTGAACGTCTTTATCATGTGGAAACTTCACCGTTAAAGATTCAATGAGGCATCCTGCCAAGATGCGCTCTGTTTGTTCAACGCCTAGTCTCAAAGTATAGCTGGGCAAAGTATCAGCCGGAGCGAAGGTGTGCAGATAGACACCTGTGTATGGATTCGTTGGAGCCTCAGCTCCGAACGCGCCCATCAAGAGTTCACCGATGATGTTTTCAGGCTCGACTGGGAAGTCACCGACTGACCCGCGAGCCCTGTAGGGCCCTAGGTTGCTTTTTCTGAAAGCTCTGGAAGCGATTGGACGCGGGATAACCCATCCTTGGTCTGGCTTTATGCTAGCTATAGCTTCAGCGTATCTCGTTGCTGCCACTGCAGTGCCATATACTGTCTCTTTTCCTAAAGCCGTGTAACGAACGCCCAATTTAGCCAATCTCCCTTATTGTTTCCATTCAACTCACCTCTCTACACGGATTTACCCCGTTGTAGGGTGCGGGAATCATTCCCTTCTATGCGTTTGGAAAGTGATGCGGCACGCGCAAACACTGTAATCGCCGTCGAAAAGCTTCTGCTTCTCACGGTTTGTAACGTAGCTGCGGCCGACGAGCCCGCCGACCGTACCGTCATTATCAAGGACTGCCTCGACGCTATCTGTAAAATCCATCACGCTATCCTCAGCTCTGTCAGCTTCAATGTGCTTGTCAACCACAACGATTAGGAAGACGTCTTTCACTTCAGCCTTGGAGCCCACAGGCGGCTCCATCGGGCCCCCAGCCCACTCAACCCAGCCCCACGGAAAACCCGGATACCGACTCTTCGGCGGCTCGCCCTTGAACCAGGCAGTCACGCCGGTATCCTTGCTGTTTTTCGGGTCAGCAGCCTTGATTAGGTCGATGATTTTGTCGCGGATCGTCTTGGGGCTCGTCAAGTGTAAAGACGCTCCAAGATATTTGTCAGCTGCTCAACGAGTTTCGGGATAACAGCGTCAGCCGTGCGCTGAATGAAGAAGGTTGGTCTCGTGCCAGGGTGCTGCACGCGCTTAGCGAAGATCACGCCGCCAAGCGGAGTTTCAAACCGCAAAGCACGAGCAGCTGAAGGAAAAATAGTGTGTGGGCCCGTGCCCTTGTCCACGAATTCAGCGTATCTAGCGGTTGGGTATACGGTGAAGCCGCTAGGCGTAGGGCTTGAAATGATACTTTCACGGAGGAAACCCGTTTTCAAGGGCACAATGCCCCGCATCTCCTCAACAGTTAACCTGCTGCCTTCGTCTTGGAAGAGTCGAAGAGCCTCGCTTTCACGTGTCTTCTCCCGCATCAAGTATTCGCGGATCTGAGAATCGTCCATGCTAACTTTGACTGCTATGAATCATCCCCCACAACGAAGCCGCCGGGGTTGCTCGCATCCGCAGGAGGCGCAGCGGCAATGTAAGTTTCGAGAAACTTGGTTGCTTCAGCCAGAAAAGCTTCTGAACCCGCCGGGTCCCGACGTCTGCGATACTCCCAAGCAGCAAAATACATTGAAGCAGACTTTATGAGTTGAGGCACGGGACTTGGCACGGTCAGCAATTCCTTTGCGAGAACAGCGTCAACTTGAGCGTCAGCAGTTGGGATAATCGCTTCAATCTCGAAATCCCACGTTGTCTCGGTGAACTGCAGAACGCCTTTTACGTCAGCGACAGAGCAGTACAACGCTTCAAACCTCTTGAAAGACCCGCAGGTCTAGTTAATATTAAGATGTGAGATAAGCGTTAAAAGGAATCCTATCGAAAAACGACAGTTAAAAAACGCATTGGCTGTTAGGTCCCTAGGCGACGACGCTGAAGCTGAACCGTTCTGTATTCTGCAACCCGCCTGCCGTGACGTTCGCCTGCACCAGAATCTTCCACAGCCCCAGCGCCGCGTCAGAAGGTACAGTGTAGTTCATTTTGAACTTTCCCGTCTCCATCTTCGTCAAATCACTCTTTGCCAGAGTCGTTTTCAAAGCCCCGGTAGAATCGTAAATCTTTATGCTTATCGTGTCCGGGTCAGTCGGCACTTCCACGCCGGTCCCGTCGTCCGTTGCGAAACTCCATATTCTGCCTAAGGTGTCGCCCTTCAAAATCTCTTCGGTCATTCATTTTCACCTTTGACTATTAGCGGCGTGAATTCTTTAGCCTTTACGCTTACACCGAATTCCGCCCCAGAAACTATGAACGGAACGAACCCAGCCCCACGCACGGCGATCCTGAAAGCCGCGAGCTGCATGTTTATCATTACTGTCTCAGCTCCGACTGCGCTGTCAGAAACCGTGACAGGCTTGTTCAACGCGACGTTTTCTGTTACTACGCCAGTTTCAAGAATCGTTATGGTGGGAAGGACTGTCGGAACTTCCGTTCCCGTTCCGCCATCAGCAATCGTGTGCTGCTGTCCAACCTCGGTTGTTTGAACCGTTTCCGTTCCTATGCCTGAGTCTTGAAGTTGGTATGTTGCTTCGATTTTCAGCGAACTTTTAATGTCGTCGAAAATGTTGGGGTCGAAGATGTCTGGGTCGAAGATTCCTACTTCTCCGTCGTTTCCTATTCCGCTATCGATGATTAATTCTTCGTGTGCTCCCTGCGACGTTACTATGTTTTCGGCTCCTGCGCCTGCATCCGTTATCTGCTGTGCGGTTGCAAGAACTGGTAAATCGACTCCAACACCGTTGTCTCCAAGTGTCAAGGATCGGTCTACGGCTGGAACGTCTGCTCCCGCTCCGACGTCTATGACCGTCTGATAGGTTAATCCTCCGAGGAATGCAGCGTCTACTCCTACACAGATATCCGCGATTTGGAGTTCTTCATCAGTTTTAAGAACTTCAGTTCCCGACCCGTTTTCAGTTACGGTGAGTGCTGTTTGGATCGTCAGTGTTGCGTCGTCTCCCACTCCAGAGTCGGTTGCTGTTTGTGCTACAGCGGTTTGGGCATTCTCAGTTCCTGTTCCAACGTCGGAAACTTCGTGTGCTGCTTCAAGTGTTGGAATTTCGGTTCCAGAACCAGAGTCTGCAACTGTGTGGGTTTCGTCGAGCCTTCCTATTTCATCCGTTCCTGCTCCGACGTCAGCAAGCGAGTGAGTGGCTTCAAGTGTGGGTGTCGCATCTGTTCCTAATCCGCTGTCTGCCAACGAATGCGTGACTTGAAGCGATAGAGCCTCGCTTCCACCGCCAGAATCGGCAACATCAACAGTTGTTATGTCTATGTCAACGTTTTTGTAACCCGTGGGCGGCGAAGTTCCAGTTCCCGTGACCGTAGTCTGTTTGACTCCTGCCAATGCCGTTACCTTGACAACATCGTTTTCGGCGTAGTCTGAAGCATACTTGGTTTTGTCTCCCAAGTCAACATAGAATTTTCCTTCGCTGTCCGTCGTCGCCACGAACTCTTCGCTTTTCGTGTCGTTTCTGATCGTGACTGAAGTGCCGACTTGTGCGACGCCGTTAAGTTTGACTATTCCGCGAATCACGTACGGAACTTGAACAGTCATGGATATTCGTGTCTCCACGTTCCCGTTGCAGCGCAGAGGATCCAGAATTTGCCGTCTGCCGTGACTGTTATGGCGGCATCCCCGCTCCAGTCTGGAAAGAACACGTAGCGTGATCCATTAGCGTATTCGAATATAAATTCAACAAAGTTGATTGAGTCAATGTAGAGACTGGCATTTACTTCACTTAACGTGTGCCCGACATCAACAGTCCGAGCCGTAAAGTTGTTCCATCCAGTCGTAAGCGTTGTTGGAATGGCGAAATAGGCAAGCTTCAAGTTGTACGGCGCGACTGTTTTTGTTTCATAGATCAATGCGACGTCAGTGCCATAAATCGTCAATGAACCCACGATGCAGTTGTTACGAGTTATGCGTTCAACAGACTCATCAACCCAGTCTACCGCGTCGCCAGACCAATTTCCCGTCTGGCTCGACTTGTAATAGATGTGGGTGTCTTTTACCCACCAGATATAGACGGTGTTGTTCGCTATTGCCATTGTCGGCATTGTAGAGTTATCATCGCTACAGGAGACATTAGTGGTGACTTGCTGTTCGGACGACCAAATTCCACTCGCAGTCCGATTGATATATTGGATTGCTCCTAGGTAAACGTTTGCTAGGAAGGAGACGTGAACGACGTCTCCGTTGGACACGGCACAGAACGGATCAAAATCGTAATGGTATGTTTCGTTTGTGGATGCTGTTTCCATATTCCCCAAAGCCGTACCGTTCCATAGTCTGCCAAATATCCTAGCATCCCCGTCAATAGTTCTCCAATCCACCTTTCCAAAAACAAAATATATTTTACCATTGGTCAGAGGCAAAACTATAACTGTAAGACCAGTAACATTGGTATTGAGATCAATTGGAAAATCCCCTGCTGTCGTCCATGACCCATTATTGTAAGCGGATTTTGTCGCATAAGCAATACCACCATTATAATAACCAATCCAAGGATAACCATTCGAGTCCATCGCAATCGTGGGGTCGGCAATGAAAAGCGCGGCGACCTGTTTTTCGGTGGCGAACCAAGAAATCGTGCCGTCTGCGTTTGGAATGCCAGCGCGGTAATAAAAACCGCTGGTGTCTGTGGCTCTACAGTAGCTCATGGTAGTTCCATTGTAGAATACGCTGAAGTATGCGGCGACGCCCCCGCTTATTATGCCTATCAAGGTTCGGGTGCTGAAACTGTAGCCGTTCGAAGTTGTTTTGAAATAGACGCTCGTTCCATTCGGGTAGAAGACCCACCAAAGACCCGCAGCGAAAAACAGTTTGGATTGGTAAGGCAATCTTGCCGCCCAAGAAGAATAGTCACTACCGCTTGTGATCGCGAACACTGGAAATTGAGACGTAAGTATATATTGCGTTCCCGTGGTTGTCCATTCGCCATCCGTGCCATTAGCGCGTATTTCCCAAGCAACCATAATTTTGAAAGTTGTGTTCAACAATATAGTTATGTTGCTCCATGCTGGCGTTTTTGCGGGCGTCCAAGGCGTCCAAGTTTCATTAACCCACACGCCCGAACTGTTGGTTCTCGATTCATACCCAGACATGTTTATGATGTCCGTCCACTTTACTGAAACCGCGCATGGTTTGCCCGCCACAACCGTATTTGTTTCTATGTCTGAATAGGTAGGCGGCACACCATCCGCTGTCACCGTGAATGTTTGAATCGGCATCGTAGCGTTCCAAATGTTGCTTGTGTCATTAGAAATTTGATACCACCCGACAACCGTTCCGACGGTGGCGTTGACCGTTATTGTGTAGTTCGACCACACGGCACTCGTATTTATCCAGACTAAGTTGACCGTGACGTTGTATGTCCAAGGGCCAGTGTTGTTGTGGCTCAAAAAGGCCATGCTTATGTTTCTGTTGTCGTTAAACAGAGTTGTGAGTTTGCAGGGCTGATTGGCTTTGGTCGTGTTCGCTGCGACATTTGAATAAGTTGGCGCTACCGTGTCCACCGTGTTGCCCCAGACCTCAAACATGAAATCGCCAGTGTAAGTGACCCAACTGCTGCCGCCGTTAGAACTGTATTCGTAGTTTCCACCCGAATAAGTGCCAGTGTCATTGACTCGCCACATCACGTAATTAGTTGCATTTCCGCCCGTTGCTCGGACAACAATGGAATAGTTGGTGCTCACACTAAACGTGTATTCTAGCTGCGTTATTTCATACCATGCGCCAGTGATAGTAGTTGTGAATGAGTTTCCGTCTATTGTTCCATTGGTTAAATCGCTACCCGTGGGATGTAAACCGCTGAGCGCTCTAATTCCTACAGTGACGGTGCCAGGGCTGCCTACACGAAACATTTTGAGTTTGACTGAAGTAACCGTGTGCGCCGTTGCATTGACAGCGAATGTTTGCGCCTTCCAAGTGTTGCCAAGTATGTTTCCGTTCATATTGTCATTCGCTATATAATTTTCATATAGAGAGGAAACGCCAGTCGGCGGCGTCGGCGGAAACAGGATGGGGATTCCCACGAAGAGCGCTATGAAAAGCCCTCCGCACGCCATGAACGTCAGAAGCAACCGTTTCCACCAGTTCTTAACTATCGCTTTCGCCATTTATCCGCGTTCTCCTTTAGCGTATATGCATGTTTCCGATTGAAACAGTACCACAACTTCCATGAATCTGGAACCGTTTTCAACGTTGGATTCGTCCAGTCTCGAAGTTCGTCGCCCACGGTAACAGCGACGTGGAAGCCTGCTTCCGTGTCAAACACGTTCACTAAAACCGCGTAATACGGAAGCAACCGCACATGTCCTGTGGAATCAACTTCGAATTCGCGTTTCAGCAATAAACAAGCCAGCAGGATCGCTCCGTCTTCACAGTCGCCATATCCATCCGCAAGAGTTTCGTTTGGAAACTTCCAAAAGTCCTTCTCTTCCGACTTGTAAGTTATGTGAGAGTGAACCCAATCCAAAGATGATTGAGTCAGAGGAAACTCTATCATGAATTTTCTGGGCAAATACTTTGAAAGATCGAGAAACTTGGTCACGTCTATGGGGCTTGCTCTCTTATCCTTCTCGATGATGACGACGCGCTTAAGCCCGCGCATCTTCACGATTTCTCGGAGCCAATCAAACATCTTGCCGCTCTCCATTATTACCCGGGTAACATTAATGAACCCTCAAAAAAAGGAGGGGGGTTACGAAAGTGTGATCTGAAGCGTGAGTACCCAAGTTCCGCCGCTTTTGGTTCCTTTATCGCTGACTTTTCTGTTCAGATTCTTTCCTGAGTCGCTGTTCGTGTTGCTCACCGTGAATTCTTTCCAGCCATGATTCGCGTCTGAATCGCCGAAAGTTGATTTCCAGCTTAGCGTCTGTGAACTCCGCTGCGGGTAGCCGCCGTCCATCGCCTTGTACGTTTTGTTTGATCCCTGAAGACCCGTCTGCGTGGCAACTTCGGACGCGCTGCTGTCGCCCACTCCGAGGAAGGCGTTAGTGTTATCCCATTTGACTGGTGATCCGAGAGCGCAAATTATGTCTTCCAGCTCCGCTATGCCTTCGTTGAGTAGAATATTATCTGGAAATTCGATGACTTCATATGGGTGGCCTTCAGCTTTCAATGCTTCAGCGTGAGACTCGTAGTTTCCATGGAACTTTTCGATTGTCCACACTGCGTTTTCTTTGAATGCGTCCAGTATCGACTTGTCCATCCTAAACAGACTCCATGATTGCTTGTAGGCTCTTCAGCGAACGCTTTGCAATGCCAGCAAGAACCGTTTTTCCGTCGTAGCTTTTTATCGTGTACGAACCGTCGTCTGCTTGCTCCAGAATCCATTCTGCATTTCTCGCTATTTCTCTTGTCACATTTTTTCACCCTGTACCGCAAATGCGGTGCTTCGTCGTAGTTTTCAACGACTCAAAGGGGTGTTACAGGATTACGTATCCGAAGGTGTGGTCTTCAATATCCATGCTACTAATGTTGATGCGGAACGTGGTTGCTCCAACGTTGCTTATCCAGACGCTTCTGCCGCCCAAATCGTCTTTCGACGTAAGCTTAATTTTGTTTTCATCAGGCGTCGTTCCCAGTCCGTGAGCCTTGTCAACGTAAGTGTTTCCGGCGGTTACGGTTGCGGAGCCGCTTGTCACGTCGTGGTCTTCGTTCCACTCGTCCCTGCTCACGGGGTCCTCTGGATTGTCAGGCTTAGTTGTTTGGGTGTGATGTTTAATTCCCATGTTTATTCTCCAAAGATTTTTCTGTTTTTTCTATGCATTCACTTATTTCCGTTCCCTTTTCTGTGAGAAAATAATTACGAACTCTTCGCGTTTTTGGTTTGTTGGAGAGAAGATGTCCTTTCGTGCCTGAATGTATTGTTTTGTTGTTTTCTTCCGTTCTGACTAACCCTTTTTGAATCAGATCCGAAAGAATCGCTTTAACTATTGGAGTGACGCTTTGCATATTGTTGATGATATGACTTGTTCTGTGGTTTCCGCAATGAATAGAGCGTAAAACAAGTCTGGTTAACGTCGTTCTGTCTCTCTTTGCAGCCCGTATAGCGCCCATATCAACACCGGCTTTCCTCTTCCGCATTACAACAGAACACGGCTTCTCGACCGTTGCGAATTTTAAGGCAGAATCCCATCGTGACAAGTTGATTAAGATAAGAACTTTCAACAGGACGCGCTTTGCCTGTCAATTTGCTGATTTGCGTAGCTGTTGCCTTTTTGGCATCTTGCAGAGTAAAATAGGTTTTAGCAAGATGTGTTGGAAGTCTCAATAGCATCAGACGTTCGTTCTGAGTCAATTTCACGGGCGTAGTCAAGATTTGGAGAAGTTGTCGCATCTCTTTCTGGATTTCGTCTATTTTGGAAGCAAGGCAAGCGTAGCCCTTCATAATTTCTTTGTCGATTAAGCGTTCATGCACTGAATCATTCCTCCTTCAGGGCGACACCGCTCCTTTTGATTATTATCATGTCTAAGGTGAAGTGGAACAATACGCCGAGCAGGATCCCGAGCGACCAGTGCCAAAGGCTTCCAACAAAGTAGAGCCCATACCAAGCCGAATTGTATCCGAGAGCCAGCAGAAATCTTCGTTTGACATTGCGTGGCTGCCTTACGGAATGAGCAATAATATCCAACACTATAGAGATTGGAACGCAGATTAGGAGAGGCATCCTTATCAGAATCAGCGAAATGCGTAGAAAGCCGTCTTCGATAGTCGTTAAAGTAAGAAGTTTCGCGTAAGGATTTTTGATGTGCTTCAGTATCACAGCAAAGGCAACAGTCAGGGAGGGAATCAGCCAAGCCCAAGAATACCAACTCGGCATTTCTTCTGGATAGATGGAGAGGCTGAGTCCATCATTTATCGTAAGTCCCAAGGCAATCTGTTTCGTTGTGCTGTTCCAGAAATTCACAGCATTCAATTTTGTTCCGTTCGAAAAAGCAAGTTTCACATTGCTTGCCATGTCTATCCAACTGACTTTAAGAATGCCTGAGTAGTTTCCCTGCAACGTAAGACTAAGCCTGCTGGACGGAATTATTCCCCAAGCGAACCAAGACGCTTTAGGAGTCCAGCTTAACGTCGTAACATTGAAGATTCCAGATTCGACAATGTAAGGGTCATCATGCATTGCAAGCTGAAGGTTTAGATTGTAAACCCACAATTCCGAAAAGTTTTCTTTGTCGGGAAGAAGAACCAAATCGGAAACTGCGTACAGGATCGTGTTGCCCGTGAAGTTTACATCTTCGCCGAATGAAGGCTTCAGAGAAAGACAAAGTGTCATATTCTTGGTTTCGTTGACGTTAATCTGCTGTGTTTTGGGAACGCCGTAAAGATTCAATGTTCCACTCAAATTACGTGGAATCCATTCTTGTTGCACCGTGTAAACATAGAAAGACGTATTGCCTTCGTTCTTTGCGTATATCGTGACGTTTTCGGTTCCTTCAGAAACGTATCCCCAGTCAATATTCGTTACGGGACTCGAACCGTTTTGATACCAATAAACGCCGAGAGAAGTGCCGTTTTCAGCGTATGCAAAGAAGTTTTGCTTTTGTGCCGGAATGTGAAAAGCCCAGTAGGAGATGGCGCCTAAGATTCCGCAAGTAAGGAGTATGATAACGATTGCTCGTTTTAACTCCATACTTCCTTCCATCCCGAATAGGCAATGTTGCGCGACGTACCTTCGAGATCGGCAGACTGAATTGTAATCTTAGTGTCTGTGATAGAACTGATGGTTCCAAGAGGAATAGCGTCATCCATTGTTGTCTCCCAATTCAAGGTTCTGCCCAACAACAATTTCCAATCGGCGCCGATTTTTTTGTAAACTCGAATGATTGTGTTTTGTGTTAGATTTGAAAAGTCTAGTGTAAGTTCGTGAACGACTGTGGGCGTGGTGATGGTGAATGTTATTAGAGTTTGTTCTGCCGCAGAGTTTGGATGCGTAAATGTGCCGCTAATCATTGAAGCTGTTGGGTCTGCCAATTCACGGAGTCTAGTGTTGTCTCTGTAAAAAGTCATTTTTCCTTGATAGTCTTCAATTATGAGAACGTTCGCTCCATAAGTGAGGCTCGTGTTGAGCGTGACCTGCTTCAGATAAGCCGTTCCGCCGACAGCCGTCAGGTTGCCAATAGCAAACTGTTGAACAAGCGTTTTATTCGTGTTGTAAAATTCTAGCCTTCCAGCCCTATCATCTGTGCCATTCACCAAGCAGTAGTATGCCGTTCCAGAAACGTCGTGCGAGCTGACAATGTAGTTCGCTTCCTTAATCATCGCCGAAATCGTGCTGTTCACTGGAATATTCACTTGGTCCTCCAGCCGTTGCAGTCTCGCGTCCAGAGACAAGTTCACAGTCATGCTCACGCCTTCATGGGCAGCGAACCCGCTGGCAAGAAGGATGAGAACGACCATTATCGTAGCTTGCCACCACTTCAAATTCGAGAAACTCATCTTCAACGCTTCACGAACCGACTTATCCTCACTTCCCAACTTCTCAACCTCACCATTTTCTTCGTTGTTTTCTTGATTCAGATCCCGAAAAAGGGGAAAGACAATCGCTAAACGGAAAGTACCAGTCTAAACTTTTGGGGGCCCTGCGCCGGATCCAGCAACTCTAGCCTTCTCCAGCTTCGCCTTCGCTACATTCAGGACCGTCCATACTTTGTTGATCCCGTAGATCAGGAAAAGACCCGGAGACGTGTTCATTATGCAGACAACCACGATCTCAAGGACCGGTCCGTACTGTGTAGTTATCGCAATAGGGGTCATTTTCAGTGCCAAGGCAATTATAGCAACTATGACTGTCACGATTATGGTTCTCCCAAACTTCAAGGAATCAAACCCGTCTCCGCTCGTGAGGCTCGCTGCAAGCCCAAGCAAGTTGTAGATCACCCAGCTGCCTACGACCCAGTAGATTGTCGAGGAAACGTCTGGAGTTGTGGCCTGTTCAGTCTGGGCAAGTACGACAGGGACGCATAGAGCGAGAAACAGGAGCAAAGAAGCTGCAAAAAGCGGTTTTCTCATCATTTTTGCTTTTCACCTCCCGAACCAAGCCCTTTTCGACGGCCGGGTAACGTCCCGGAAGTCTGCGGTATTGGTGAGTTCAAGAGAGAAAGATGAAGCTGTAACATTACGTATGCCCTCCAGTTTGAGGCCTGAATTCCGCCTTTGACTCCAGAAATTTCAGGCCGTAAGCCGTGACGCGGTACACTTTCTGATCAGACTTCTCGACGTACTGCAAGGCCTGCAGGCCCTTCAAAGCCCTGTTAAACCTGCATTCGCTCACGTATTCCAGGCGAGTAACGCCGCAGTGCCAAGGACTCAACCGTAACCCGCCCTTATGCTTCGCCAGAACCGAAACCATTCTTGCCGCAAGGTCTACGTCAAGCCGCAACCCTGCACCCCCGAATAACGATCTCCCACGGCTCACTCTGACTGTAATCCCATTTCGCTGAGAAATCCCAGGCATGAAAAGCTGAAAGCTTCTTCTCAAACCATTCAACAGAAAAATCGTGCAGATGCAAGGGCTTCATCTCGCCTCTGCAGGATAAATGAGCTCCATTCGGGCAACGTACCTCAACTTCTCCAGAAACCCGCATCAACTCACTCAAGAAGAGTTCAGGATCAGTCAGATGCTCAATCAGATGCCAACTGTAACTTCCTCTGAAAGCTCCATCCCTAAAAGGCAAATGACAAGCATCCGCCTTAACAAAATTCTGGATCTCGTGCACGTGCAACGCGACATCATCGTTAATCCGCTGATCCACGCACCGGTGAGCTGAGGCCTCAGGAAACAAGTCAACATTCACGTCGCCACGGGCCCTATGCCCACACCCAACATCAAGCAGTCCGAAACTCGGAGCAGCCGCAGCTGAAAGACAGGTCAAAGGCCACTCGGGCAAGTGACCGCAAAACACGCGGCCGTCAACCTTCGCAGTAAACCCGGAATTCTGCACGTCAAACATGAAAAGGATATCCTCGCCAAGCCCAGGCTGATACTTGAAGCGGATTCCAGCCTCCAAAACGCGCCTTTTAATAAGCGTGCAGCTGAGGCCAGCGAAAACCCAGCCGGACAAAATCATGCTCTTCACCGCGTTCCGCGGCAAATACCACACTTTCTTAGTCTCATCCAGGAAACCGCAGATCAACGCTTCACGGTCATCGTGACGAGAAACAACGCCTTGCGCGACGTCGACGCCTAGACTTAGAAGCAGTGAAAACGAGCCCCTGGGCACTTCCACATCAGCTTGAACAAGCCACAAAAAGTCGAAACCGCCGGTCAGACACTTTTCGATGAGGAGGTTCTGCGCGTCGACCACGCCCGGCAGGCCTGCCTGACTCTGAGGGGGCGTAACAAAAACTTCATGCTCAACCCCGACTAAAGCCGCTTCAACATGCGAGAGAACGTCCTCTCGGTAACCGCGAAAACGGTCCTTATCAGCGAGGCTAGGGATCCCCACGAGGACTCTTAAGCCTTTTTGTGCTGCTTTTTTTCGGATAAAGGGGCCGGGGGCACTATTTCAGGCGCACGCTCAACCTTCGCAGGAGAAGCAATAACTTTGGCTTTCTCTTCAATCGGCTCCAGCCACGCTACGCCCTCATAACTCCTTGGCAGATCAACGATATCGCCAGGATAGTGTTTGTCGCCTTTCTCGTCCGTGAAATGGTGTACGCTGCCCTTGCCCTTCTTCAGTCTAAACTTCAGGTTCTTCAACCTCCTCTTCAATTGTTTTTCCTACTTCGTTCCTTAGCAAAAGGGGGAAGGGGTGAAAGGCTGACTCGGCGCCGCTTAAGTCAAACCTGTAATTTCACAAATCGATGTGGGGCGGTTAATACGCGGCGCCAAGACTTCGAAGACTTTGCCCTGCAAATTCATTTCTTCGTCCTGCTTGAGGAACGTTGCAAGGTCCTGGCCGATGATAAGCTCAAAGTTCTCTTGTCCAGGCTCAACAACCAAGGCGTTATGCGTTGTACCATCGCTTTCGAAGAGACTGTCACTGCCGTAGACTCCTGCTTTGCATAGTTCAGCAACTTTCTCCAACAGGAAAGTTGAAGTGTTGCTGATAAGCGCACGAAGCTGTCCTATCCACGCTGGTCGAGTTATGAGTGCATATGGACCCTGATGCCCGTCTGTCTCGAGCTCTGCGATAGCATTCGCAACGTATGTTAGTGCGTTTGCGCTCCAGTCTCCGCCAACCGTCGTGTTGCGGCCTGTAGCAGTTGCCAGTCCCTCTATTGCCATAGCTTTCCAGCCGGTGTACTCGCCTGTCAACAACAGTTTATCTTCTTCTTCACCGCATTGCCTAGCCGCACTCCCAACTGTTCGCGTCTCCAACGGCAAGCCGCCGCTGCGACTTGCGAGAACGTTACGCCAGTAAAGCGTAAATTCGCTGTGAATCACGGGCACCGTCACGTCGAAGCTGCTGAGACTAATGCGGTCTTTGCTTTTGCCCTGGCCATGTAGGCTTATTCGGGCCTGCTTCATGTCCGTCTCTTTGTAACCTCGGACAGTTGTGAACCCTGCATGTGGCAACGTGAAAACTGGAAACAGTCTACGCGCAACTAGCTGTGGACGGACTGCCTCAATGACTCTGTCGTCAATGTACCGCAGTTCTTCGTCAGTCAACTGTGCAGTATCCATTCCGACACGTCTCAAAGATTGCATGTTCAAGACTCCTAGCTTGCAGCAGCAGGCTCGTGCGACGGACGCCAGTGAATCAGAATGAACGCGATAGTAGTCACGTTGCTTGTTTCCATTGCTTCGCCGATAACTCTGCCCTGAGCGCCCATAGCGCCAACTGCCTGCTTTGCAACTTGACCATCAGCAGCCGTAACGAGTTTGTCTCCCATCGTAACGTTTTCGCTTGCCTTCAGCCGAACCTGCGCGTAACAGTCGCCCTCAATCACCTTGCAACGGTCCCCGACAACGTAAAGGTCCGTGAGAAGCTTGTTAGGCGCAACTTCCAAAAGGCCAACCCAGCCCTGAGCCTTTGCGCCAGCCTCTTTCACTTCGCCAGCGACAGTATCAATGATGACGATGTTTCCAGGCAGCATTTTCGCGGTCAAAGCGTTCGCGCCGACTTTCATTTCAGTGATTAACGGGTCGCCCTGAGCCAAGATCTGGTTTACTGGTTTCACTATAAATTCTGGCAAAGTCAACGAACTCCCTGAGCAGCTTTACGCTTCTGCATCGTTGGAAAACTCAAGTCGCCAACCGTCAAGCCCTTCTCACGATCGCTGATATCCCCTGCTTGCACGCCGAAGCGAACGCTGTTCACTTTCGGCGGCATCGCCATGTCCAGCGTTGCCCTGATCTCCTTCAGCTCCTCGACTTTTTTCCCAGCAAGTTCATCAATCTTGAAGCTGGATCTGGGCAAGATTTCTCCGATCAGTCTCTGCTTCTCCTGGCCCTCGAGGACGTCGTTCGCTTCTTTCAACTGTTTTGCTAGATCAGTGATTAGATCGTCTTTCTCAGTTACTTGTCGTGTCAGACTTACATTCTCAGCCATTACTTGGTCCATGCTCATCTTCGCAGTCTTATTCTTCACGCCTTCAGCACCCGCGCTAGCGGAGGCTGCGGCGTTTGAATCCGACCCACCATCTTTAGCACTTGTCATTTTTATTCCTGCATGTTTTCGCTAGTTTAACCTCCCGTCGTGAGAGGAGCCCCATCATCTCGAGGCCATTCTGTTTCGCAGGTGTACTGCGTTACCGTGAAAGAAGCTCCTTGGAACGTTGAAC